AGAAATAAGCGGAAATCTAGTTGCCGCAACAGAAACCGGAGCCGGATTCTGGAACGAAGGAAAGCCAAGGTTGAGATGTTCAACAGCACCTGGGCAACCGCAGACGATTGTAACCTTTCCGATTCAATCGCCAGAAAAGGGTGAGATGCAGCAGGGTGGATCAGGAATAGGCAACAATGGAGATCCTTCATATACGATCGTCGGACAAGCGGAGCACGGGGTAGTAACGAATAAAAATTATGGAGAGCCCCGAGTTGTCGGCTCCTTAACAAGAGCATCATCTGTAGGGGGAACTGTGACCCACCAGGATTGTAAAAGCGGCCATTTGATTGCGGAGAGCCCCGCGGCAGAGCCGGGGATGAAACAGCAGAATTATATTTGTCTTAACCCTGAAGATCCACAAACCAAAAGAGTCCATGCCGGAGAATTATCTCCAACCATATCAGGCTCAGACGGTAAGGGCGGTCAAAGAACTCCGTATCATTTGATGTCAAACATGGCAGTCCGACGCCTAACCCCAAGAGAATGCGAACGCCTTCAGGGAATGCCGGATGATTTTACACGTTGGGGTATTAACGAAAAGGGCGAAAAGATTGAAATCAGCGATTCGCAGCGGTATAAAATGGCAGGGAATATGGTAACTAGGAGTGTTGCCGAATGGATAGGCCGGCGGATTGTGGAGGTATCAAAGCCTTGACCTCCCTAATATCACAAGTAGAGCTTTCGCGTTTGGCCGGCACAACCCGCCAGGTGGTCAGCAAGGCGGTCCGCGTAGGCCATATCAAGGTAAATCGCAAGCGCAAGGTCATTTTTGACCATGATTTAACTCAGCTTTGGTTTCAAAAACAGGTTGCAAAGAACGCCGAAGCGCCGTTACAAGGGAAATCCGAGCCGAAAAAAGGTGATGGCAAGCCAGTCGAAACCCTCGTAAACCTCCAGCGCGATAAAATCATTGAAGAGATCGGCAAAATCAAGGCCGATAAAAAGCTAAAAGAGTTGCAATTACAGCAAAGGCGTGGTGATTTGATCGAGAAAGACACCATTGCGGCTGTACTTTTCCAGTACATGGACGCGCTCAACATCAACATGCTGGACGTGCCTGAGATGATCGTTGACACCATCATGGACAAAGTCAACGCTGGCGCGTCCAGGGGCGACATTATCAAGGTCATGAGGGATAAAAATCAGAAAGCGATTGTAAACACGAAAAAACAGGTAAAGGAGAGATTGAAATGAACGTAGGAACCAAAAGCGTGGCCCTGTGCGTGCGCGATCCTTGCACCATGTTCAGGCTTGCAGATGAATTCATGGCTAATGGTTGGCGCGTAGTGTGTATTTTGTGGCCCTATTATCAACTAGATGCAATGAATATAATTATGAAAACATTGAGCTTTAACTATGTGCTGGCGGATGAAGATTTCGCCGCTAGATGGCAGCACACAAGACCTGTTTTAACTTCAGATCGGTATGGAAGATTCCGCCACATGTGGGAATAGGAGGCTAAAATGAAAATCAGAATTGAACTCAAGGACGATGAAGGCAATGTGTCAAAAGAAATAACCGCAGAGGCAGACAAGGACAGAAATGTCTCGATAGAGATTAGCGAAACAGGAAAGATTGAATTTTTCTCTGCTGGTGTTGTTGAGGATGTTATTCCACCCGGAGAATAATGCAGATAACCGCCCACCTACCAGACAGAACCTACGAAGCAGCCGAGGTTGCATGGATAATTGAGCAGATCGACGGGCTCACAGACGAACGGCTGACCCTGAAAGTCTCCGAAGTAGCCGAAAGAAGGCGGGTTATGCCCAAGGGGACCCCGTTCGAGGGTGCCTGGAACAACGATAAAACCCCTTATTTAGTCGAATTCATGGACGATGTGAGCGAATCGAGCCCTATTGAGGTCTCCGTTTGCATGAAAGGCCACCAACTGGGCTATACCGCAGGGATTGAAAACTGCATAATCTACATTATTGACAACGCTCCAGGGCCGATTCTGTACACAACGGCCACAGATCCGCTCGGAAAAGAATGGTCCGAGAACAGATTTGACCCTATGATCGAACAAGCTGGGATGCAAAACCTGATTTTTTCCCAGTCGACAAAGAGGGGCAGCAAGAAAACGGGCGACAAGACTCTTTTAAAGGAATTCCCTGGAGGTCGTATAAAAATAGCAGGTTATGGAAGTACGGCCGCATTCAGGTCTTCTTCGTACCGGTATTTTTTCGGAGATGAGATTGACGAAGCAAGCCTTGACCTGAAGAAACAGGGCAACGCGCTGGAGCAAGCCGAAGGCAGAACTTCGGCGTACAAGGCAAAGCGCAAGATCATACTTTTCTCCACTCCGATTGAAATCGACATGTCAAACGTCTACCACGCCTACAAATTGGGCGACCAGCGCAAGTATTTTGTTCCGTGCCCGCACTGCAGATTCATGCAAGAACTCAAATTCAAGCATCTGAAGTACGAACGAGACGAAGACGGTCTTCTTGCCGTTGATTCTGTTAGGTACGAATGCCAGGGCCCGGACTGCCAGGAATTCTTTTTCAACTACCACAAGACCGAGATGTATTCATCGGGTCGTTGCGAATGGAGACCCACAGCGAAGGCCAAGAGGGCCAACTACAGATCAAGGCATATGAGTTGCCTATACTCGCCTCCCGGGATGATCACGTGGGCCGACATCGTCCAAAAGAACATTGACGCGATCGAGAGTAACGATCCGGGCAAGCTCAAGACGTTTGAAACCCTTTACCTTGGATGGCCATATCAGGAGAAGGGTGAAGCTCCGGAGATTCAGGTGGTCAGGGCTCACAGGTCCAACTACAAATCAAAGACCGTGCCCGATGGAGTTCTCTTTTTGACCATTGGCGCTGATGTCCACGGGCATAATGTCACAATAGAAGTTTGCGGCCACGGCAGGATGTATAAAACATGGTCTATCGATTACGTTGTTATCCCTGGAGACACAAAAACGGTGGCAAACCCAAAGGGAGCGTGGACCTTGTTCAGGCAAATGTTCCTTGATGGAGCATTCGTCTATGAAGGCGAAAAGGGTCGATATGCTCCAATGATGGCTTTTATTGATTCGCGCTATCGTACAGACACGGTAGTTGAGTTTTGCGAAACAGTGCCGGGAATTTTTCCAATTATAGGTCAAGACAAATTCAGCAATCCGCAACGGAAGTTCAGAATTACACAACTCCCAGGATCAAACCTGATGAGTGTCGTGGTGGCAACGAATTATCACAAAGATTCTGTGTATAGCTCTTTGAGAACTGAAAGCCTTCCTGGTCTTGATACCCCTCCGAACTATCCGGCATTTCCGTATGATTATGACGATAAATATTTTACTGAGCTGAACGCCGAATACAAAAGGAAAAAGAGGAAAGGCAACAAGCTTGAGTGGGAGTACTATTGCCCACACGGAAAGGCTAACCACAGCCTTGATTGTCGCGTCTACAACATTGCAGCGCGGGAAGTCCTGTATTTTCAGACCATGGAAAACGTCCTGGCCGATGCTCTTGAACAATACGAGCAACAGGTAAAGCGGAAGGTCTTAGTCTCTGAGAAGGTCGAATTCTTTTTTGCACACATGGAGAACGTTGGAGTTTTCGGCAATCAGCAAGCATCCGCTTAAGCGACCCCACATTCCCACTCCCTCTTTTTCTCTTTCTGAACAGTGTTGCACAGCTTGCAATACCTATTCGGAGGATTTTTGCGAGGGTTTTCATGCCACTGATGATCGCATTCCGCAGGATCGTTTTTATATGAGATCGCAGGTGCTTGCGGGAATGGTATCCAGTGGGTTGGAGCTTCGACGCTGTGACAACGATCTCCCTCCCAGTGATAATGACTATTTTCTTTGTATGTGGCAGTGCGGACAAGAAAACGCGCAGACGCATTTTCAAACCGGCTAAGAATAGCAATCAGGCAGTCCGTCCCATCTTCCGGCAATCTATCTTCTACTGATATCCATTCCATTTCACACCTCCGATCCGAATCTTTGGCGAAGCGCCATTAGCCTCTCAACACCCTCCGAGGCATCCTTTGCGAAGAACGTTCCACCCGTCTTCATGTCCGTAAACGTGTGCCCTGCAAACAACTCCAAGGAGTCTCTCTGGACACCACCGTACTCAACGCCAAGCGCTTCTGCTATTTGCCTCCCAACGTCCTCCAGCACTATCGCCCCGACCTGTCTCATGTCTAACTCACCTCCTATTTGTAGTGCTTGCTGACTTTGGCCAGATATTGGCCTATGGCTCTCAAAATAATATCTTTGATGGTCGTATCTTCTTCTGCCGCCTGTAGCTTTGCAGCTTTCCATAGCTTGGCCGGGATGTTTCTTAGTAGGTAGTTTTTCATTGCTCTCCTTTCTGTTTTTGCTTCCCCTTGATCATGATTACATCATACATCAAGATTATAAAGATGTCGAGTAAAATAATGAAAATATTATAAAAACAGTTGATTTCCTCAAATTCTTGTGTAAAGATTTTCACGAACCCACAATATATGGTGGAAATAAGTGCTTTTCGACACACTAGCTGAATGCAACACGGAGATCGCACTTGTACGCACTGAAATGCGGAACGCGGTCAAGGCCAAGGTGTTCAAATTAAACACGTCACAGTCTAGCCAACTGGTTGAAATGGACCTTAAAGGCATACGAGACTATCTCACCCTGCTAAATTCTG